CATTGAACAACTGCTCCTGATCTTTCAGAACTCCATTGGTATCGCGCACTGAGACATTCAGCCGGTCGAATATCCTTGAGTATGTTGCCGTTCCCCGCGCGGCCTCGTCTGCAGCGCGGGATAAGGTTTTTAATCCCATCTGGAGTCCCTCTATCGACGCGCCGTTTTGGCTTAGGATGTACTCCCATTCCTGGAATCCCTGCCGCGATAGACCAATCTTCTGACTAAGTTTGTCGATGCGATCCATTGTCTCCGCAGCGCCACTGGCTACTTTAATCAGACCTGCAGTAACCGCCCCAGCGGCTGCTGCCAGCGCTGCTCCCCATTTGGCAGCTGTCAGAATTGTCTTTCGCAATGTGTTGCCAGTTTTCTCAGCGTTGGCCGTTGTATCAGCTATTTTTTTATTAGCATCTTCATTGTCAACTAAGATGCGCCCAAATAGTTTAAATATTTCCATGCGTGGGTTCACCTCCTAACCATCATTAACTGCACGTCGAATGGCCTCTGCTTCTGCTAACAGCTCTTCTTTAGAACGCCAGCTGAGCTGCTGTGGAACCATGAGACGTTTCCAGAATTCATCGAACGAGATGTAATTATCCTTAGTCATCCATGGGAGATATGCTAACCATTGTTGCCGCGCAAACTCCTTAGCCTCTTCTTCCACAGCTTTATTCAGTAGTTCCAGAAAATCGACAAGGGGCAATGATAAAATAAAATCGATATCATGGTACCTACTGAGAAGCAGATTATAAACATCTATTGGTCCGTCAAATTTGATGCTCGTGACAAAAAACTTTTAAGTTGTGGCTCCTTTACCAATTGCTTAATGATCTCCAAGAGGGCTTCAATGGGCAGCTGTTCAATCTCTTCGCGGGACGTCCCTGAATAGGCAGCGAAGAATTCAAATGTCTCCTTTTCAGCGTTTGGAAGTCCTTCTACGAATAATTCCCAAATCAGCGTAATCCCTTGTTCCTCTGTGACAGTTTTGCTGCTTTTGAACAATTTAACTAGATCTTTCAGTGACTCTTTCAGCTGCATCGCCTTAATCATCCGCAAAAACGGGAACAAATGTTTAGCTGTTAAAGCCATATTCTTACCTCCTTAGTATAAAAAGCACCCCGAAGGGCGCCTATTACGCGACATCTGTAAATTGCACGCTCCACGGTTCCTCGTCGCGTTGTTCTGGGTCGTACGTCGCAGTATACGTAATCTGTGGGACAACCTCGTCTTTCGGCGCCATCGTCCAATCAATGTTTTCCAAATTGATCGCATTCTCGATCGTAATGATTACACCTCTCCCATCAAGAGTACGCCCTGTCCACGTTACCTCATCTATGTAATCGCTATCCTCAATGTCAGCCTTAGCCCTAAACGTAGTCGTTCCAGTCTCAGTTTTTACTTCGGTCGCCGGATACAGTTTTGGCAGATTCTCAGGGAGCAATTCTAACGCGCGTACCACCAGGCGTGCTATTGACCCTGTTTTTCTAATTCGCCCCTTCACAGGCCCTTTGTCTCCATCAGCTTCAATAATTTTATACTCTCGCTCAACCGTCCATTGTCCACCACCACGGGTAAGGGCAATATCGACTCCATCGATCGAAAATACACCCTCGCCTAGCAGAATTGTATTAGCCATAATTCATTCTCTCCTTTCAAAGACTTTTACCTGGTATACGTACGTCCTCCGCATTATTTTCGGATCATCCTCCTGCGGAGCCAATCTATTATCCAACAAAATCCGAAGAGTTAAATCCTTCAACACACTTAATCCGCCAACGCTGTATGGTTGCGCTGGGGCAAAAAAACCGTTCATCGTTAAGCCATATAAAACATACTCTGACGTTACAACAGCACCATTCAATGCTCCGTCGACAGCTCCCATCATTGTTTCAAGGTCTGTACTATCACCATTGGCTGGCATATCCCAGCCGTCAACGTCAAGCACAAACGATTCCACAGAACCATCATCGTAGGAATTGGGTAAATCGAATGTCACATACGGGAACTGCGCATTCTTGGGCGCGCGCTGGAACCAGATGCGAGGATGAGCTGTTTTTAACAGAGTATAAATTCCCTGACGTACTCTACCCATCTTGTTCATCGCCAACAGCCTCCTCTTCGTCAATCAGCCCTAATGCTCTGTTCTCATCTTCTACATGTTTGAGATATTGCCCCTGGATGATTCTGATTTGGTCAATATTCTCAAAGACGGTATCCCGCAGAATATTGCGCTTAGGCTGACCGTGTGTCCCTAACTCTTGCCTGGCTCCATACCATGCGTCATGCTTAAACCCAACTATTAAGTCGGTTTCCCTTTTGCGTACCCAATACTGCGTAGATGCCCAAAGACGTCGATGCCGACGCATGCCTGGCAATTTGCGCAATTTGTCCAACATGCGCCGGCGCAATAATTTTGCTACATCTCTAAGCGCAGCTCTCGTTAACTCCTGCAATGTATATTGAGTACGATCAACGTTGCTGGTAAACTCAACACCGTCTTTCTTAATTCGTATAACGCTAGGTGGCATTGGCATTATTAACCACCCCCTGGCAGACAAGCTCCGTCAACTCGCCGTCTTTGTCATAGGTGCGGATGATTGAGTATTCTTTGCCGTTGTACTTCAGCCGGGTTTCTCCGTTGTACTCAATGGTCCTTACCACGAACATGAGTTCCGGCCTTAGTCCGGTAGCTGCCGCCTGGTAGAATTCAGACTGACGGATTGACTGTTTGTCAGCGAACACTTCACGCTCAACCGGTGTTTCGATAATATCGCCCATATCATTTTCAGTGACAGTAATGCTGATAAGCTTCACAACATCTCTAAACAGCATCTTCCGTCACCTCCGCATATTCCTGCGACAACGCTAAATGGGTTTCCAGCATCCGGAAAGACTGTTGCAATTTTTCCGCATCAGGATTATTCCATCCAAAATTAGCCTTGACATAGACGATGATCGCTCTCTTGATAAGCGGGTCCATAACCTGTATTTCTACCGGGTCTGGGTCGGGATTTTCTTCTGTCGGTTCTGGGATGACTGTTTCCGTCACTGTCTTATCAACGTTTACCCCGGACAGTTTCAAATCTATTTTGGCGGCTTCAATCAAATCCTCAATCTCAGCGTCATATGCACTATTTGATATTCGCAATATGGCCTTTACATCTTCAAGCATCTAATCACCGCCTAACAGTTTTATTAACTCCGCTTTTGTCTGTCTTGGATTGTATTCGATACCCCTTTCATCGAGCATTAACATGATTTCTTTTTTTGTCATTGCGTCGGGATTAAGGTCTTGTTTCTTGATAATGCCTCTGTCAGTTAGGTCTTTAATCCGGTCGGCTTCATCACAAATAAAAGTTGCACCAGGGAGAATAATCTCCCTGGTGTACTTATCACGAAACCGCCGGATGACTTCATATTTCATTGGCGGTTACCCTCCTTTAACCCGATTCTGTTGTGTCCTCTACAATTATAGTTGCCGTTGCATCGCCTTGGTTGGTTTTGATTGTAACTACATATTTGCCTTCGTCCAGGTCATCAAGTGTTCCTTTTTTGATTGTGATTTTGCCTTCGCTTTCGGTGTAGTCTGTTGTTTTTGTCAATTTATCTTCACCGATGTAAATATCTCCTATGGTTACTGTGCCACCATCGGCAGTAACCGTTAGCACCACGTCTGCGTAACCATCGCCCTCTGTGTTGAGGTCAAACGTGGCTGTTTCAGGACTAACGGTTACGAGGATTTTTTTATTAATGCAAATGCCTTGGTATCAAGCACGCCGCCGTCAACGATGGTATAAGCAGCATAGTCAACGGTTCTAGCTTTCACGTGCTCTTCGGTTGCAAGGCTCATGGGTTCATTGGTGTTCATGACGTAACCCTTGTTAGGATTGCCAATGATAACCTTGCCATTGTTTACACCAGCATCCGCTTTTACAACCATGCCGAACATTCTGCCCACGCCTCCGGAAGTTGCATCAGGAATAAAAATCGGTCTGCCGGTTGTGTCGGTAATGTTGGCAAGCTGATTCCATATCGTTGCATTGTTGGCATAGATTGCACACCCGGCCAGATACGATGAATGAATCTTA